ATCGGACCCTGTCGGATTCAATAGCGGATAGCGAATACCTGCTATGCTCTGGATGCATACGCTAAGCCATTGATTTTATTGGGATGCTAAACCATTGATTTTATTAGGTTTTCTTGGATGCGATAGGAAGCGCCTGGATAGCGAAGCCCTAGGCTGATATGTCTGTATCAAGCCTCGCGCGGGCCCGCGTCCAGGCGCTTCCGAATCTCTCTCGTTTACTCAGAGTTGGCTGGTCTTTCCCTACTCATGGAACATGTCGCTAAACTTCTGGTTGATATCATCAGGCAATGCAACTGGAGTTAGAATGAAGCTGGGTGTGAACCCGTTGAACCCTCCGCCCTGCTCCAGAAAATTAGCATATTCTAATGCATCATCCTCGAAATAGCAGGTATCAATGACATGCTCACTGGCATTCTCATATACTTCCCACATGTAGTCATTCAGAACACGAATAGGCCTAACTGTATACTTCATTTTCACACCTTGAATCCTTTGAACTTGTCGGTTTTCTTAATGATACTGTTTACCATTTTTTCATCGGCGCCTTTCTGTCCACTGTCTACGATATCCTGTGCTGAATCTTCAACATCATAAAGCTTCATCTTCGATCTGTCAATACCGATTACGAACTTTTTGTTTGATGATGGATCATTATATCGGTTCTTCAACTGCTTCACCATAATCTGACCCAACTGTTCTAGCTGTTCGGAAGAGATAAGAGCAAACATGAAGTCGGCCGTTGCAGGAAGACCAAACGATTCAGACGTATCTTCAAGACCAATATCTGTTGACACATAGCCGCTTCGTGTAGTCTGAGTAGCCGAAACAACTGGCACTTCAAACTCAACAGCAAGACCACGCAACTCTTCGGCGATAGACTTGATGTAGGTATACGAGTTGACACCATTACCTGGTTTGATACGCGATGACATACAGATATTCAGATAGTCAATGAAGATGATATCTGGCTTGAATGACTTCTTTAGATTCAACTCATTGAGCAGAGCCTTGAAATGCATAGAACCAGCACCAGCGGTCGGATATTCCTTGACAATCAAAGTGCCGTTTGTTTTAGACTTCAACGATTGCGCTTTCTTTAAATACAGTTCTTTCGGCAAAGCCATCAGATCATCAAATGTGATGTTCATCAAGTTTGCGTCAATACGCTTCGCAACTTCCTGTTCAGCAAGTTCAAGAGTGATATACAATACATTCTTGCCCATGTTCAAACATGATGCTGCAACGTGACACATGAACAAAGACTTACCGACACCAGTACCAGCAAGAGCAATGTTCAAAGTTTTTTTGGGAAGACCGTTCTTGGTAATCTTGTTGAAGAAGTCCAGATCAAACGGAATCTTTTCTAGAACCTGATGATAGTATTCGAATCGATCTTCAAACTGGCCAAGATAGTCGTGACCAACATTAGGATCAAAAGATACCGCAAGAGCATCGGACAGAATAGAAGGAATGGCACCCGTTGTAAGGGTGCCATTCTTCTTATCCATGATCTCAATGGACTTCATAATCGCATGATACAAAGCCTTCTCTTGACAGAACTTCTCGGTACTATCTACAAGCCAATCTTGATTCGGCTCTTCAATGTCCTTGATACTGTCAAGAGTTGTCTTGATTTCTCTGACTTGATCTTCTTTGATGTTCCTAAGTGCATCAATCTCAATCAGCAGAGCATCTTTTGTCGGCGGTGTATTATACTTGAGAATGAAGTTTTGGATTTCAGTGTAGAGAATCCTGTCCGCTTCTACCGTAAAATATTCAGGCTTGATGAATGGCAATACCTTGCGAGTAAAGTTTTCATTCCTCAATAAGTTCAGTAGAATCGTTTTCTCTAGCTGCATTCTGTTCCTCTAAGGTTTCAAGAATCATTGTGTTAAGGACTAGGCCTGCGTGTTCGGTAAATCTAACATCTTTGCGAAGTGATGTTTCTGTATGATTGCCCATCTCAAGGAGTTCATAGTCGAAAATCATCTTAGCTTGATCGTTCTCCATCTCTTTGATGGCTACCGTAGTATATCGCAGTATAACACCTTGATACGGCCCAGTCAACAACTCAATCGGTAAAGTCTTATCTTCCTCGTACAAATCATCTCTCAGACGATAATCTTTACCAATAATCATTCTTCTTCTCCATCAGTTACATTGGACTTACCATAAAGGAACTCATTCTTACATGCTTCATCAATCTGATCCAAAATATCCTTTGTGAAATACTTTTCAGGATCATTTAGAATAGCCGACTCAAAGGCTTTAGTTCCATCAGGCAACTCATAACGAGTAGATACCTTCTTGATGATACCAAACTTCTCAGCAAGATCAAGGAGACCGTAGTACGGATCTAGACCATCCGCATAATCTAGCAGAGTTTCAACCTTCTTGTTCTCAATCGTCAGACGAGCCTTCTTGAGATTAGCTGTGATGATAGCACCAGACACTCCACCGTCCTTGTCCTTATCTTTCTTCTTAGACAGGAACAAAATCGTAGATGCAGCATACTCTAGACCAGAACCGCCGCCCATCTTCTTAGTTGGCACATATGAACCAACTACATCATAAACGTGATTGGTCACGATGAGAGGCACCTTAGCTTTACCAAGCTTGAGAGTAAGAACGCGGAATGCACCACGAACAAGCTGCGCTCTGGTCATGTCGCGCGTGTCCTTGCCGTCAGCAATATCTGCCATCTCTTTATCAGTAGACAGATTACCGAGAGAATCAAGAACGAAAAGCATCGGAGGCTTTTCTTTCTTCTCCTTGTCTTCAATATACTTGTCGAGAATCTTTACGGCTTGTGTTCTAAACTCTTGGATAGTTGCGACTGGCACAACTGCAACTCGTTTGGTGTCAACTCCACGATCTGCCAGCATTTGTTTAGATATAGCAGATTCGGACTCAAAGTAGAAGACGAATCCTTCGGGTTGGTCTCTGAGGAACTGACGGACAATGTTGATTGCGTAAAAGGTCTTTCCTGTTGAAGGCTCACCGGCAAGAGCGGTGACTTTATTTGCAGGAAGGCCGCCGTATATAGAGCCAGATAATAGAGCATTGAGACTGTAGCTACCAGTGCCAATAAAGCCAGTAACATCGCCAGCCTCGATTCCGTCTTCTGCGATACCTGCATACTCATTACCAGTCTCCTTTAATAGGGAATTAAATAGATCAGACATATAGTATCTCCTATATTATGTTGATTGCTACGAATCTCCGTAGCGAGGTATTTAGATGTAAAAATAGTCGGATCGTGACTTGATCCTATACATTACACCATATCTGGTAATAGATAGTGCTTTTGCTGCTGTTCTCGGCGAATCGTAGATTACACCTTCACATGATACAGCCTTCCTTCTATCCTTACCAATCTTGTAACGAATGTCATCATTCCACACTTTACCTGTGTTCCATGGCAGATGACCCTGTTTGCTTTCGCTTATTCTTTGTTTGGTCTCAGCACTATGATGTTTGCCATACATGCTGTTGCCTTTGCCAACTCTCTGCTTTTTCCAGAGTTTCTTTGTTTCTTCGGATACAGTTTGATAGCCGACTTTACCCTTGTTCCAAGGCACGATAATGCCATCACATTCGGCCTTGAGTTCTTCATTTGATATTGGATTGTTGATAAACCATTCTCTCATTTCGGCGAGAAAAGAATCATCTGAATTGTGATAAATAGACATGCTGGCGCTCCCTTTAGCGTTAGAGTAGGTGGGGGTTGGCGCCCCGCGACCTACATCTATTTAGCATTCCCACTTCTTCATATATCTTTCCCTGGTGAGAACATCACGATTGAGATGGAGACAATAAGATAGACACCTAATGCTATGCCGAAAAGACTGACTGCTGTTTCAATCAATTGTTGAATGTTGTTCATCAACACCTCACAATGTCATCTTCGCTACAGATTTCCCCCATTTGGACTTCTATTGCGATCAAAGTTTCAGTTAGATGAGTATTCGTAATCTTATGTAGAGCCAACTTCGGAACATGGAATGATTCGCCCTTCTTAACCGTGAAGATGTTGCCGTCAACGATGACCTTGCCTTCACCCTGTACAATCGTCCAATGTTCAGAACGGTGCTGGTGATATTGTAGTGAAATGGCCTGATCTGGCAAAATCATCAATCGCTTGACCTTGTATCCCTGATCCACATCAAGCACATGCCATTCTCCCCAAGGTCTCTTCATAGAATCGATTGCCCAAGCTTGCTGCTTATCCCAATATTCTTCTCTTTCACTCATGCGAAAAAATCCTCCAAAGACGAAACGTGTTCTGTTTTCCAACCAATGCTATCAAGAATGATCTTCAGTGGTTCCACAAAAGACTTCTCGAACTGTGTATTATAGTCAATATACTTCTTAATGTCAAGCTCATCAGGTAGAACTTGAGGGAAAGAAATAACATTAGACTGAATGGTATTTGGTTCAATAAGATAGATGAACTTGATCTTCTCACCTTCTTTGATTGTCGGATGCTTCTTGTCCAACTTCTTGACACGGATCAAATGATTGTAGAGCAAAGAACCGCGAACATGGATTGGGCAACCTTTCTCAAACAAAGTCTTGCCTGACTTGTCACGAAACTTTTCCAGTCCGTTCACGCCTCGCGGGAATGAAATGTCTGGAATATCAGCCGACTTGAACTCATCTTTGGTTTTACCGATGAAGTCAATCACATCGCTTTCATTGCCAGAAAGGATAACATCAATACTTTCCCATAACTTTTCGCGGCAGAAAGAAGGGGTAGAAGACTTTACCATCTCAAGTCCCA